TCCTGGAATGATGTTTATAGAAATGGCATCATATGTTGGTGATGTTTTATCATTTTATATTGATGAGCAATTTAGAGAATCACTTCTTGCTTACGCAGAAGAAAAGAAAACAATATATGATATTGCGCAATCATATGGGTATAAGCCAACAATTGCTACACCATCAACTACAAAATTAGATTTTTTCCAAACAGTTCCTGCTACAGGTGCGGGTGATAATGCAAAACCAAATTATGACTATGCATACACAATTAACGCAGGAAGTCTTGTAGAATCTAGCCAATATGCAAAGACTTTTAGAACCTTAGATCAAATTAACTTTGCATTTTCTAGTTCTTTAGATCCTACAACTGTTGAGATCTATGACATCAATGATAGCTCTGCTACAAAATTTCTTTTAAAAAAATCAGTAAGAGCTGTAAGCGGAACAATTACTACAGAGCAATTCGCATTTTCTAATGCAAAGGCATATGATAGAATTTCATTATCTAATAAGGGAGTGCTAGAAGTTATTTCCGTGACAGATTCAAATGGGAATAAGTGGCATGAAGTTGAATCGTTAGCACAAGACTTAGTATTTGAGACTATAGCAAATACTGCCACAAATGATCCTAATTTAGCCGGCTTTAATGATACTACACCATACTTGCTCAAACAAACTAGAACAAGTAATAGATTCAAAATAAGAATTACAATAGAAGGTAAGACACAATTACAATTTGGTTCTGGGACATCAAATTCTGCTGATGAAGAAATAATCCCAAATCCATCACAGGTTGGCAATAGTTTTACAAATACAAATTACTTAAATAATGCGGCAGCTTTAGATCCATCAAATTTTTTAAATACAGCTGTTTATGGGTCAGCACCTTCTAATACAACACTAACAATACAATATTCTTATGGCGGGGGAGTAGAAGCAAACGTACCTGCAGGATCAATAACATCGTTGGCCGGAGTAGAAAAAACAATATCAGTAGCAGGTTTAGATGCAGGTCTACTAGGGGAGACAGAAGCTTCTCTTGCTGTGACAAATTCTGTTCCTGCAACAGGTGGAAGAGGTGAAGAAACATTAACAGAAATAAAAGAAAATACAAAACAATATTTTCAAGCACAAAATAGGGCTGTTTCAAAAGAAGACTATATTACTAGAATTTATAATTTACCTGCTAAGTATGGCAATATTCAAAAAGTTTATATTACTCAAGATGATCAATTAGAAGCTGGTCAGGGCATAATTCAAGATGGTATCATTGATATGCCAACATTAGAAAAGCTAGGAGGAGAAATTTCTGTAGCAGATCTTATGGGTGAATCTGGTCGCGTAACAAATCCGATGGCACTTAATTTTTATGTTTTGGGATATAATCATAATAAAAATCTAACTCAAGTAAATGAAGCAACAAAGCGAAATATAAAAACCTATCTTGGGCCGTATAGAATTTTAACAGATGCGATTAATATTAAAGATGCCTATGTTATTAATTTAGGCGTTAGATTTGCGTTGTATGTCAAAAAAGGTCATAATAAAAATGAAATACTATTGAAGTGCATAGAAAAAGTTAAAAATTATTTTGATATAGATAAGTGGCAAGTAAATCAGCCAATTATTTTACAAGACATTGCTTATGAAATATCATTGGTTGAAGGTGTTAATAATGTAGTTCCGCCACTTGATGCTAATCCGGACAAGAATACGATTGTTATCGAAAATAAATTCAAAAAAGAAAATGGCTATTCAGGAAATATCTATAATATTAAAGCTGCAACTTCTAAAGATATTCTTTATCCGTCTCTTGATCCCTCTATATTTGAAGTTAGGTATCCAAATATAGACATTATTGGTAAAGTTTTGGGAGATTATTAATGGCACATTATTATATTTTTGCTGACAAAGATGCGACGCTATTAAGAAATAATGATATTGATAGCACAGGAAGTCTAAAGAATCAAGGGAAAGATGAGATACTTGAAGTTGGGAAAACATTTAAAGAAAACTCTACACAATTTAATTCAATATGCAGAGCATTAATTCAATTTCCTCTAACAAATATTTCTAAGTCTGTTGCTAGCGGAGAAATAGGACCTGATGTAAAATTTTATTTGAATTTATATGATGCAGGTGCCACTGAAGTAAAAGATCCAACAATAATATACGCTAATGCAGCATCCCAAAGCTGGTCAGAAGGAACTGGTAAATTAATTAATAATCCACAAACCACTGACGGTGCATCATGGAAGTATAGAACAGCTAGCACAGAATCTAAGTGGTCAACTGTTAATGCACGATTAGGCGGCACTTGGTATGAAGCTAGCTCCAGTTCATATACTTTTGATAAAAATAAATCATTTGATCCAAGATTTGATGTAACAGAAATTGTTAATAGCTGGATAAGCGGAAGTATAATCAATGATGGCTTTCTTATTAAAAGAGACAGCGGCGAAGAAACTAGTAGTACAGATTATGGAATGTATAAATTCTTTTCTTCTGATACTCATACAGTATTTCCTCCAAAATTAGAAGCAGTTTGGGATGATTCAACATGGGATACAGGATCGTTAACATCTCTTACATCTGCGCAGATTGATCAACTTAAAATTAATTTAGAAAATTTTAATCATGAATATAAAGTTGGGACATTAACAAAAATTAGAGTAAAAGCTAGAGAAAAATATCCTTCAAAAACATTTTCAACAACATCTGAATACCTAGCAGTTAATACTTTGCCAAGTGGATCATCATTTTTCTCTATAGTTGATGATAAAACAGAAGATATAATAGTTCCTTTTGATGCTGGATCTAAGTTAAGCTGCGATACTGCTGGAAACTATTTTAAACTAAGAACAGCAGGTATACAACCTGAAAGATTCTATAGGGTAGAATTCAAAATTGAATCAGGATCAGGTATAAATAAAACAGTGCAGTATTACGATGGTAAACATCAATTTAAGGTTGTAAGATAATGCCCTATTCAGAAAAAGAATTACAAGCAAATGAACATTATATATCTTTAAAGGCACGAGATGAAGTTGCGTATAACCAAAAATTTGACAAAGCAGTAAAGTCATTTCAAAACCGCGGTGGTGTAGAATGGGATACACTTAGAAATTCTGGTAATGTAATCCAGTTATTTGAAAAAACTTCTGATGGAACATCACATTCTCATCAAAACCAAAAATTACATATTAAATTGTACAGAAGGAGGTACCGTACAAAAATAAAAACAAAAGATATTTTTGATAGAGATTTTAAAGAGTTTTAAACATGGCAGCTAACACATCATATATTAGTGAAGACGCGAGTTCAACCTCCACCGATACCGCCCAAGATTTGTCATCGAAAATCGATGATTTAGCGATTGGGGGTGTGTTTGGACTGATAGATCAAAAGCTAAATAGAGATGTAGACATACCAAAAAAGATTTATAATCTTATAAGGCGGCCAGACACGCTTGATTATGAATCATTTAGAGATGTTAAGTTTTACGATCAATTAAAAAATGAACCATACCATTCTTCTAAGTGGCCTGACGTCGCATACGGTGAAGGTAATGGTGATTTAATTAGAGTATGTGTATACGGTAATGATGGCGAACTAATCTCATCTAAATATTTTACAAATACCCAAATTAATTCATATACTAGTCCATCTATGCCAGGCAATCCTGCTATTATAAAAATAAATGCAGGAAGTATGTTACGTGAGTTAGGCTTTAGGCGAGGTAGATTTACAGTTAAGTTTGATTTTCTAAGATTGCAAGCAGGAAGTCCTTTCCCAATATTTGTAAACGAAAATGATAAAATATTTAATGGCAACTATGAACAAAAGCCTAATGAGTATTTTTATGCTTCTCAAGATGATGAAGTCTCAGGTACAATAGAGGGAGAAAAATTATTTGTTAGAGAGAATAAATTTATTATACAAAATATTTCTGGAGATAGAACTGAAGTTATTCTTTCACCTGCATTTATTAATGATGAGAAGTACTTAGAAGATTTTAGAACTGCAGCATATAATTGTATAAATTGGTTTTCAGACGAAGATCCATCACCAAATGCTTCATTTGGCTCAAATAATTCTAGTCTAATTTCGTTTAGCACCACAAAGAATATGCCAATGACGTTCATGAACGGCACTATTAGAATTAATAATGCATATTTTATGGGTAAAAGAATAACTGATGAGATCAGAGATGTAGAATTATTTGAACCGTCAACAGATATTTTTCAATTAAATCCTAATTTACTTAATGGTAGAACAATGGATTCCTTATTTGGCTGGAGAAGCGGAGGTAATTGGCCAAATGATGGGGTGATAGTTTATAATGGTAATCCTGTAGAAATTGATGACAAAAAGGCACTTAGACTTGAGAGTGTGCTGGAACCAAATCCATCCGGACAATTTGCAATTAAAGCAATATTTCAAAATCCTATAAATTTTGACACAACATATCTAAATACTCCAAGAACAGCGGGAGGTGGTGCTTATAGTGAATCTGAACCATTAGCACAATCATCAGCGATATATGGCAATATGCAATTTCAAACAAGTCCATATTTTTCACTACCCCCTGGAGTAATAGTAGAAGAATTTACAATGACGTATAGCTGTTATTTAAAAGGTGTACCAGGAGAAAAATTAAGATTTATGGCACATGCAGAGCCGTGGGGGAAAACTGGCACAACTAAATATTCTCCGTGGTTTTTAATGACAGGTGAGTGGCAAAGAGAATCTTTTTCATTCACATTGTCTGACACAAATTTGAGTAACAAATTGATGATGAGAATTATATGGGAGCCAAGAGATGTATGGGACCCCAGTAATATGAGCAATGTAAATGTTCGCTCTATCTTAGCAGCAGGTGCACAATTAGAAGCAGGAACTGTTATGACGCCATTTCATAGAGCAGGCGGTGGAGATGAATTATTTGTAGAGCAAGCAGTAGATACTACATTAAAATTTGATGATCCAGATGGTAAAATAATAATTGGTGACTTATCTGATGGTGATGCATTTTCACAATTGATGATTGGTGGAACTCTTTCTATAAATAAAGCTCATCCTACATTAGATTTAACATCTACCTTTGCAGTATCAGAGATTGAACATGAAAGTGTTTATGAGTGGGACATGGTTGCTTCCAATGGTGCAGCTGGCAATTCAACACAGGGTGGGGAACTTCTTCCTACATATGAATACTCACAATTAAAAATAGATGAAGGTGGCAACCCATATTATTATCCACTACCAGATGAAGCATTGCATTCTCAAGCAATAAGAACTACAAATGACATGGGCAAAAGACGATGGGGAAGTGGAATTAGTTCGTTAAGCTGGTCAGGATATTATGTTGGCACAGCAGATGTTGGTTATCATGCACATTGGCGCGCGGACAAAGGTGTTGATGGCGGCGTAGCAATGTGTTATCCAGACTTAAATTATCAAGATTATATTTTTAATCAGATTGTTTCGACAAGAAGGGCAGCTGGTGATGCATTTGGACATGCAATACCAAGTGAAGATATACTTGCTAATAAAAATTTATATGCCCATAGAAATTTAATGATTAATACATTTCACTATTCTGATGAGGAGAAAGCCGGAATTGGCTCATTAGCAGCCTATGGCGTTCGTTCAGGAGACAAAGTAAAAATTAGTTGGATGCAAAAATCTGACCCTATTGATTTTGAGCAAGGTGGAAGAAAAGGATTATGGGTTGCATTAAATCATTGGACTGCAATGGATGTGGCACCGCCTGATCCTTTAACTGTCACCAATTCTGATGTATGGTTAGAAGATAATGCATTTCATTTATACTTTGGTGGTGCAGATAATTTTGGGGTATTTCATGAAGACTATTCAACTTCTGGCGGATTCCTAAATAGAATGCCGACTGATTTAGAGCCGACAGATTGGAGTGACCCTTTTGAGCGGACAGGGTTTTTAGGAACTTACTGCCAGGAATACCCTAATGCAGAGGGATTTGGTGGTTGGTATATTACAGATACGGGACAGATAGAGCAATCTGAAGCATTTAAGTGGTATTGGGTTAGCTACTATGAAGGGGATGGGGATTTTGGCGGCGGTCATTGGACAACAGCTAGACTAGATGCAGCTCAATGGCCAGGTGAAGATGATATGAGCATTAATGCTTTTAGAAAAATGCAACCAATATCTGGCAGAACACTTTTGGTGCCTGAACAATGGTACCCTTCTTATGATGATTATCCAACAAACACAAATATTTCTGATGATGGTATGTTTAAGTGGAACAGAGAACTGGTTGATTGGGAGACAATTGGTGTAGGAGGATCAGTTAACTGGTCAACATATTATGAAGTTGAGGACAACAATGTTACGTTATTCAGAAGGACTTACAGGACAGAAGCAATAGATAGCGGTCCATCAGCAATTTTCCACTCTGTATGTGAAGAATATAATCAATGGGAAAAGGTTGGGTTTGAATTTGAAATAACAGATTTTTTTGCGCTAGATATGGATGTTTTTATAGAAACTAGAGGGCATTACGGTAGTTTTGGAACAGTTTGGGCTGACAAGTTTGAAATTGTAATTGTTAAGTCATCATTACTTCGTCCGGAAGTTCAAGAAAATGCAGTACTGGATAATTTAGAATTTACAATAACAAATGTCTTTGATGAAAATAGAATTCAAGTTGACAAAACATATACTGAGGCGTCTAGTGAACAAGGCGGCATTGAATCAAGTTATGCTATGAATAAGTTCTCTTCATTTGATTCTGGATTCAGAGTAGATTACGTGACACAGCCTAGTGGATCAAGTAATATTTATGCAAGATATGAAGGGAAAATATTAGATGTTCAAAATGATTTAGAAACACAGAAAAAATTAGTACTTAATAAAACATACGAACAATACGGAAATGAGATTGGTGCTGTAATGACAGGACCAGATGCAGTAAATTTATCAACAGCTAATTTGAATGATTATTTTATTAGATATCGATCAAAGGATGCTGATAATTTATACACATATTTAGTAGCTAGTGATGATTCAAAATCATTAATAATAAATTTTAAACCAGTAAATTCTGAGATATATCCCGGTGGAATAGCATACAAATTGATGAAGCCTCTTCCCGCAGGAATTACTCCACTAGATACAGTTTTTATTGCTGAAGAAGTTACACCCACACTTAGAGAAAAAATTGATCTTAATCCATTTATTGAAGAAAAACTTCCTGATACAGTCTTAAGACAACCGAATTGGTCAGATGTAGATATACCTATAAGAGATAGACAAACAGAATATAAGTCGCATACAGATTTAATTGGAAATGAAAAAGGCGTTATAAATAAACTAGAGGATAGAATTTTAAGCGGAAGCTTAGAGGATGCCAAAATTAATATAGATTATTCACAGTATGAAAACTTTATTCATTTTAGTTCTATAGAAAAGAGAATAAATAATTTTAAAATAAAAGTAGCCAATATTGAAACGTATACAGCAAATAGCGCATCGTTAGGTGGAACAGGTACTGCAACAGGATATTTGGGTAATGCTGCCGGTACTGCAGTAAGTGCGTCTAATGATGAGGTAATTAAATGGGAAACTTCAGCTAGAAAAGTAATTAATGAATTTGATGATTTTGAAAATTACATGTATTTCCAAAGTTCTTCTTATGTTTCAAGTTCAATAGGAGAATTTTATGAGAATACTTTTCCTAAAATAACTGGTGATGGTACATTAATAAGTCCCTATGAATTATACTCTGTTACTAGCTCAGTATTCACAACGTGGTATGATAGTTCAATCGCAAAGGCACGACTTTATGACAGAAATAATAAAAATAGATTGGTCAATCTTTTACCAGAGCATATCAATACTGACAAGGAAAATATAGAGTTTCTACATTTTATGGATATGGTGGGACACCATTATGATATTATTTGGACGCACATAAAAGCATTGTCAGATGTACATGATAGAAGTGAAGATGTAACAAAAGGAATATCACAAGCGCTAGTTGAACCAGTAGCTAAGTCTCTTGGTTTTCAAATGCAAGAAGGAAGAGACCTTGTATCACTTCCACAGTATCACTTAGGCTTAGCAGAGTCAGGTTCTAATACAGGAATTTATAATGTACGATATACAAAGCGATCTCAAAAAGATGTAACAAGAGAAATATGGAATAGAATATTAGGAACAATGCCCTATATGCTCAAGGCAAAAGGAACAAAGCAATCCTTGAAGGCACTAATTGCAGCTTATGGAATACCAACATCCATTTTAAGAATACAAGAATACGGTGGGCCAAGACCAACAGGTAAACCTGATTACGAAATTAAAAAGAAATTTACAAAGGCGTTAGATTTTAAGGGTGGTCAATCTGTTCAAGTACCCTGGTACCATACATCAAAAGAAAAGGCACCTGATACTATTGAAATGAGATTTAAGGCGGCCAAAGAATCAGATCAAATTTTAGCAAATAAACTTGATGCCTCTGGTAAAACAGAAGCAGCAATTTACTTGACAAACAATAGCAGCACAGATGGCAATGGGTCAGTTGGCTTTTTTATAAGTGGATCTAGTAATGTAGTCAGTATGAGCATTGATAATCAAGGGATTTATAATAATGAGTATTGGTCTTTGATGGTAAGAAGAAGACAGGCTTTGATAGGTAGTAGTTATTCTGAACAATATTTTTCAAATGATTTAACAGCCTTGACACAAAGCTTTGATATGTACCTTGGCTATTATGATTCCGGAACAGATAGAATTATAATAAAAGAATCAGGAAGTATGGCAGTATCGGGAAGTACGCCAGCTGGCTGGTATACAACAGGGAGTGGTACTAATAATAGATGGTACCTAAGCGGCAATGCAGATGGAAGTGTAGGGGAACAACTATCTGGGTCTATGATGGAATTTAGATATTGGTCAACCCCACTTAAGGAAGATGCATTTTGGAATCATGTTGCTGCACCAAAAGCAGTTAATGGAAATCATGCAAGCTCGTCATATTATGATTTGAGTCTTAGATTATCTATGGATGATTATATTAATTTAAGTTCCAGCCCTAAGGGATTAAGAGATTACACATTTACAGATGGTCAAGTATATGTTACTGGATCAGGATTTGATAATGAAATTAATTTTAGTAATGTTGCAGATAGACAAAAAGCTTTTGTACCAAAAATAGGGTTTGGCTCGCAAGCTAATAAAATAAGACTTGAAAGTTCTCAACTACTTACACCTGATGGTGCCCCAGCACAATTAAGCCCAACAGAAAGAGTAGAAGTAAGTTCATTTGATAATGCAGGATTAGATTCTAATAAATTGGGAATATTCTTTGCGCCAACTGATGTTATTAATGAAGACATCATGTTATCATTAGCTGATTTAGATTTTGGATCGTATCTTGGAGATCCTCGAGATATGTACGAGGACCGGTACACACACGGAAAATTAGACGGAATCACAGACACATATTGGAAAAAATGGACAACATCATCAACTTTTTGGGATTATATTAAATTAATAAAATATTACGACCTCAGTCTTTTCGATCACATAAGAAAATTATCACCTGCTCGTGCTAAAAAGAATATTGGGCTATTAATAGAGTCACATCTTTTAGAAAGGCCAAAAGTTGTTGTAGGTGCGCCACCTGTATTTCAAGATATTGCAAAAGAAGCAAAGCTTAATGCGTCCTATCCAGAACCTACAAGTTCGTATCACTATTCAATAGGATCAGCATCACAAGCTCCAACGCCTGCAAAAGGGGATTACGAATTTAGAACAGGCGTAGTTCACGGTACATCACTTGCAGGCAGAACAACATCATCACGACATGATTATACAGCAACAACATTACAAACAACTGGTTCAATCAAGTCAAGCAGAGATGAATATGAAACTCAAAAATTTAATTCAGAGCTTGGACCGATGACTTACATGCCTACATTAAAAGGATTTAGTAAGGATCCCCTTGATGATCCGCTATCAGAAGTTCGTGACTATGTTGATTCTAATGTCTTCATGGCCGGAGGATCTTCTGTATTCTTTGAAACTTTTCAACCTATGATTACTGGCTCTAAAAAATCTTCGTTTAATCAAGAGGCAATACCTTTTTATTCTTCATCACTAAGCGCATCATTAGGTCTAGCATATTCATCATCACTAGTTGCAAGTGAATATGAATCTATTTATAATGGACATACCGGACTTTTTAGATTGGCATATGAAGGATGTAAAAATGATGGATCCAGATCACCTAATGGTGTTCTTCAGGCAGTGGAAATATATGACACAAATCCATACTCAGTTACAGTTGACAAGAAGGGCGGAAATAGCAATTTAACAGTAGATTTGAGTAGTGAATAAACTAAATTTTATTATATTTATTAATGAATTTATGAAGTAAATGTTTTGACAAATATCGCAAAAATTGGAGAAAGAAAAAATGGGATATCTTAATAATGCTACCACAGTTTTGGATGCAGTGCTAACAAAGAAAGGTCGTGAATTGTTGGCTCGTGGTCAAAACGAATTTCAGATAACAAAATTTGCTCTTGCAGATGATGAAGTAGATTACTCTCTCTGGAATGAAACAAACTCACTAGGAACTGATCACTACGGCAAAATAATAGAATCATTACCACTGTTAGAACCGACAGCAAACGCAAATACTACTATGAGATATAAGCTGGTAACAAGAGAAGCCGGCACTAATAAAATGTCAAGTATTTATAATGTTGAAAATTCTTATACTGTAGATTGGAACGCAGGGGAAAGCGTTTCCGGCGGAGGAAAATCTATTGCACCAAATTCAAAGGATTTGCCAGGAAATAGCGATGTTGATGAAGATGGATATTCTTTTACAATTTTGAATTCTTCAATTGCATTTTTAACTACAGCAGGTTCTGATGTTGCGCCTAGCAGCATTAATTATGCAACTAGCAATCAAAATATGAGTCAAACTGTATACGGTACACAATGTACTGTAAAGGCTAAATCAATTTTAGAATCTCAGGACGGTGCTAGCACAACAATTATTATTACAGGATTGACGTATGGTGCTACAAGGGCTTGTACTATCAAGGTCAATTATCTAGCGACTGGCAACTCTGCTGGCGGTAACTAATAAAGGAAAATGATTAATGGCGTTTTTAGATAGATCTACTTTGATTGTTGACGCAATTTTAACAAGTAAGGGAAGAGAGAAACTATCTTCATCCGAATTTGAAATTGAAAAATTTGCGTTAGGTGATGATGAAATTGATTATAGGATGTATAATGAATCTAATTCTAACGGACCAAATTATTATGGCATTCAAATAGAAAATATGCCTATTTTAGAGGCATCATCAAAAGCAGATATTGCATTACAATATAAACTAATTACTCTACCTCCCGGCACAACAGAAACACCTGTTATGGATGCAGGTATTCCAAATTCAGTTTCACTATCTGGTGAAAATGCATCTATTTATATAGCACCAAGTACTATGGGGATGGGTGGTGAAGTTGAAGATTATATATTTGAACTTTCAGATGATTTGTATGCAGAATTATTTGTAGGTGCGTATAAGGCATCTGCATCTGATGATGGCACTGCTGCTCCTGCTGATGATCCAAATCTGATTGTCCCTGAGGGGACCAAAGGTTTATTTGGCGCAATGACTAAAGATAAGAAAATTGTATTTATGCTAGATGCAGTATTTGATGCGGTACCTGGTGATGTACTAAGAGTACAAGGTAATTATTGGCCACAAAATAATGGTGAATATTTAATTGAAAGTATCCAGGCGGGTGGTAAAGGCTATAATGTCACAGCATTAGGGAATTGGGCAAATTCTCAATATCGTGATTTTACTTATACTGTTTTAAGAGGCAAGCCAGGATTTGATCCTTCTGACAAAGAAGATTTTGATATTGAAACTCCCGGTGGGAAATAAGGATATAAATTAAATGCCAAAACAAAAACAAAGACAAGCTAAAGGCAAACCTTCAAAGTCTAAAGAAAGACAAGAACAGCAAATATCAAATGTTAAGTCATCAAATGCGAAAAGAAAAGCAAGAAGAACACCAGGGGCAATAAAAAAAATAAAAAGTGTGCCTTTTATCAATAAGCCAAAAAAGCCGGCATTGGGAAAACCAAAGGGAACTGCACAAACTATTACAGGTAATGCTGTTACACTGGTGTCAAAATATGTTGCAACTGCGCAAGAAGTAACAATGAAAGTAACGGGTATAAATTCTGGTGTGACGAAAGAAATTAAGGTCACAATAAATCCGAAATAAGATATAAAATAAAAACTAAATTCGGTAATATTTATTAGCGAATAGGAGAGCTTAGAATGGCACAACAACAAGGTATATTTACATCAATCGAAGAAAATGACAAGATCACAAGTCAAATAAGTATTGTGTCTTCAGGGATGTGGTCAGGCGGAGTCGGAACACTAACTAGTTTTCATACATCTTCTGTTCAGAGCGGAAGTACAGGACAATATTATTTAGATGCCTATCAAGGAGTACCTGGGACAGATGCTACTGCTTCTGTACAATTTTCTGCTGCTTACGGTCATTACGCAGGTTCTGGATCAAAAACTGGAGACGCAGATTATGCTGCATCAAAGGCAATTTATAGACAATTTAGAAATTTATTATTACCACAAAATACAGAATATTTTCAATTAGACGGTGATGCAGGAACAAATACTACATCATCACAACAAATATTCGCAATTTCTGTAAATCGTAGCCGACTTAAAGAAAAGATGGATCCGGGTAATTGGGAATTACATTTATCTGGTTCTGATGGCAGTATAAAAAAGTTTATTGATAATAGTGGTGCGACAAGTGATCCTACAGTTAAAAGCACAACAAGAGAATTTAATATAATTTCTGGATCTATTGCTACTGGCACAGCATCTTCGCCTACTACAAGTAATACATTTGGAAAGTTCTATCCGGAATCAGGTGTTTTAATATTTGATGCTACTGCATTAGGTGGCTCTACCTTTTTATCCGGATATGCTGTTAGTGCTGACAATGATGATAATAATACAGACAGATTTGTGAAAGCTATTCAACTTGGCATTTATTTTTCATCTAGAAGGGAAGAGTCAATAAGATCTACACATTATTTCTGCAGAGTTAAACATAACATGTATAATCATAGTCAGAATCCTACTTACTTTACATCTTCAACAAACGAGTTGACAGTTCCTTCATTTCGAACTGATCCGCAATCTTATATCTCTACAGTTGGACTTTATAATAATGCCAATGAGTTGTTAGCTGTTGCTAAGCTTTCTAGACCAGTACTAAAATCATCTAGCAGAGAAGCGTTAATTAAAGTAAGATTAGATTTCTAATTCAAAGGTTACCATTTTATTTTAATTGTTGTAGAATATTTATTACAAACATGGGGCATGTATGTTCACACCAATTAGAAAACAAGATCAAGCAGTAACACCTTACGAAATACACAAGCAATTTTCAGTACAATATTATGGCGGTGTAGATACTACTATAGACTTGGATATTATGCCTTTACATGCAATTACTGGTAGCATGATGGGAAATCCGGGATTTAGCACAGCAACGTCACCCGTCAACACATTCACCAACTCTAAGGGTGAAGTTATTAAAATTTATAAAGAGCCGTTATACAGACAAATAAAATTAAATTTCTTTGAATTTGCGAATTCAGACAATAGATTATATCAATCACCCCAACCGCAACATGTTTTAGATTCAAACCATATTCCATTTGGTCATCCAGCAACAGCTGGCTCAGGATCTTATGAAGAGCTTGGTTTGAGAAAAATTTATGATGATGTTAATGTTATTAGTATACCACAGAAAATTTTTGGTGAAGGTGTAAAATCCGGATCAATTGAACTTACAGATTATTCTTTTGGCTCTGCAATCACAGTCAAAGATGATGGTTACGGAAATTTATATGACACAGCATACGAAACAGAATTTAAATCTGGAAAACCAACTTCAGATGGCTCAGGTTCTGCGCTTGGTGTTGTCTCATATGATCATGGGTTAATTATGATTTCTACAACAGGCAGTCGTTATACAAATGTAGCAGGTGGATCTGGAGGCACTGGCTGGAAATTAAAATTTGATTCTACAAGAACAATTTATGAACATGAATATACATGTACTGTTCCAAGTGATCGATATAATGGTACTATGAATATAAGCACCACAAAAGAAAGAAGTGGAAGTTTAACAATACCATCATCCTCAGCACATGACACAGATGTATTACGACAAGTTTTAGCACCCGCTGAGTTTGCTTACAAGACATCGGGATATAATTCCGCACCTGTAGCTGCTAATGTTGTTACGCATTCATTTTTTGCGCCGTATATCACAACAGTAGGCTTATACAATGATTTTGGTGATCTATTAGCTATTGCAAAAACTTCTAGACCAATACGAAATGATCCTGAGTTAGCTTTGTCTTTTGTAATAAGATTTGATATTTAATATAATAGGAGAAAACAGATGTTAAAGAAAATATGTATTGGGTTGTTACTAACCTCATCTTTGTTTGCAGAAAATGAGCTTTGGAAGTTTTTCAAATACTCGACTGCTTATGCAAGTTTTAGTTTAAATGCACCTAGATATCAAGATGATAAATTTGCTATTGTTGGTGGCTTATCGACTGGCGATTTATTAGTTGAGCGAACTGAGGGTGAGTTTGAACCAGATTTTCAAAAATCTTTTGGATTAAGAAAAATTGGTAGATTTAAGTATGAACCAAAAAGAGGTGTTAAAAATGCTGGAAATGGTGGCACTTGGTATGATGGTTCTGAACAAGCAACAAATGAGATGGCAACATTCGGACCTGTTAAGGGTTACGAATATTTAATTAAGTGGTCTCAAGGACGTCAATGGGGAAATGAGTATTTAAATCAAGAATATTGGTTAAGGTATGTTGGTGACTGGTTTATTGCAAAAGTTGGCTGGACAGAATTAGGTTTGGAAGATATTAATTATGGTCAAGGTGACTTAAGATTTAAGTGGACACCTGAAGCATTAGGAAACAGAGTTAATTTTAGTATAGGCGCCAAACACAGACAGCATCCTGTATACGGATTTGATGCCATGATATTAGATACTACATGGTATAGAGGTTCATGGTGGGATTTTGCTGAAGATGCTTTTGGTGTTGATGATAACCAGTGGGGTGATGCCAATTCCGTTGATGAAAATGGTGATTGGATTCATACTGAGCTATTAGAATATATCAATGGTGAATGGGTGCCAATTGAAGGTGAAGGTCCTTTTTGGAATGGCCAAGGAGAATATTGGGGTCATGACTGGTTGTGGAGAGATGCTGATGGTAGAGTATTCGCTTACACAGACAGGGAGTTTTTTGTATATCACTTTCCAGGTATGTTAGAAGATTATATTTCAGATGTAAAAAAGAATATTGGATTTCAAAAAGAAACGTCATTAGTTTTAGGAATAGACTGGTATTATTATACAGAAAATTGGTGGATGCATGCTTGGGGTAATTATCTTCCCTATCACTATGGTCATGACAAATATTCATATCATAATGGAGCAGCATATGAAAAACACTTAGATGACGATAAAGAACCACATGAGTTTATGTTTATGGAACCAATGCTGATGGCTTGGAATGATTATGATTTTGGTGCCATATTTGGTGTAAAAATACAAGACAATTTAGGAGTATTTGCGGAAGGTAAATATTTATATTATTGGGAACGGCCAGCTTATGATTTTAAGTTTGGATTAAATTATCAATTTATAGGATTCTAAAATGAAGAAATTATTATTACTTTTATTATTATTATTTGGTTGTGAAGATGTTATTGTAGAAGAGCCAATGTCAATGAAGTTATGGTTGAACGGCGAAGAAGTAGACGTAGCGGCAGAATATCAACGAATTACAACGTTCGCTGAGCAAACAGAATATGTTGGATTTGATACTACAAAAACATTTCTTAAAAAGATATTAATCATTCACTTTCAAAAAGATGCAGGTAGACTTGAATTAAGCAAAGAACACTATGCTGTAGTTTTTACAGATTGGGAAGGTGATACAACAAATGGATTACCGATTGATGAAGGTGAATATAAATGGCCAAGTGTTTGTCCAGTATGCCCAAGAGCTTGTATGCATGGAGCACCAAGTAAATGGGTAAGAATGGAAATTATAGGTGAAGAAGATTATAGTATTGGTGGAGCGGCACATATAGAAACAATACGCGAAAGTGGAGATACTTGGATAATAAGTGGTGACGGTGAAGGTACATTTTATAATCCGTATGCAGAAGCTAATATGCATGGTGTAATAGAATTTGAAAATTTAAAAATTGAAATAGATGAGGATGACACAACACCTTATGCTGATTACGGAGGGCATTAGAACATATTATGAATGGTGGACTTAAAATAGGAAGATTGCTTTGTGACGAAGACATAATCACAAAGAGACAGTTGAACGTAGCTTTGCAAGATCAAGTCAAGGGTGACAAGCGATCACTTGGCGAGATTCTTGTAGATAAAGGATACTGCTCTCTTGATGATATAACAGAAGTTATAATGAGAAGTACTGAAGAGAATGGTCATGAAGAACATCATGAAAAGATTGTTGAAAAGATAGCACCAAAGAAAGTAGAAAAAAATACACCCGAAAAACCAAAAGAATTGAGTGAAAATACAAAATTTAGTATGTCAATTGGAACAATGATAGGAATTGCATCTGGTATTGCTTCAATAGTTGGACTTTATTGGATGTTAATAGGTGAAATTGAAGAAGCAAAAAATTTACCCAATTTAGAAACATTATATCAAGCAGAATATCCATCTCGACCGGAAGGTTATAACTGGCCAAGATCTTACGAACAATATAAAGATCAGGTTGGTTCTTTGCAGGAAGATATGGATGAAGTCTATGATGAAATAGAAGAAATGAAAGAACTATTAAAAGAATTAGCCGCAGAGATTAAATCTCTAGAGCGGAGAAAAAGGGATAAGTAGGAGTTATATTATGAGAAAAATAATGATATTATCAATTTTTTTATTTTCATTCCTATTTGGACAGGTTAACGATAAGAGCTTTTCTTCAACCGTAAGTAAGGGAGTTCATGTTATAATCTTTAAATCCAAGTGGATGGAAAAGAAAAGCGAAGAAGCAGCAGATATTATAGGAAACGATGTTAAGGGACATGAAGGAGCTGTTATTCATGTTGCTTTGAGTGATGATGTTAAAAAAGTTGCAAAGAAACTTAGAATAAGAAATTATCCGTCAGTTGCACTTTTTATGAATGGAAGCAAAGTAAAGGTTTGGAAGGGAGACATGGACGGTGTACTCGATGTTTCAGCAAAAGAAATTAAGTCTAAAATAGAAGATGAAATAGCTGGAGATGTATTCTAATGGTAAAGCTTAAAGAAATTTTA